TCTTGGTACTGCATACGGTGGATTCGTGCTTTACAAAAAAGTGATGGCCGTGGCTAACCTTGATCTTGGTGAGTACCAGCAAAAGATGGAAGTTATGGATGCCAAGGTTGAAGAAGCTCTGAAGTACGCCAAGGACATTAAAGACGGTTTGCGTGGTGACATCATCCGCATTGAAGCGGCTTCTGAGCGAGCGAATAACAAGGTTGATACTGTGGCGACCAGGGCTGAATCTAAGGTTGATCGTCTTGAAGAACGAGTAAGAAAACTGTTAGACGATGCAGACAATCGATTTGAGGCGCAGCGTGAACGGTTACGTAACTCACAAAAGTCAGATACAAAAGAACTTGAAGAACGTATCAATGCCAGAGTCCAGAAGGCTTTGGACAACCCTTTGTCAAAGTGAAAGGCAAATAATGAAAGAATTCAAAAAATGGTGGGCCAGACATTGGCTCGATAAACCGCACTGGTTACATGAACGATGTTTTGAAGCTGGATTTGCTGAAAGCCGTAAAAACGTTTTTAAGCGAGTTTTCCGCACTTTGCTGGCGCTGGTATTTGTTTCTATCGTTTCGCTGTCTATCGTCCTTTTGGCTGGTTGCAAAGACGTTTACAGATACCCATGCCAGAATCCTGACAACTTCTACAAGGAAGAATGTCAAAAACCTAAGTGTCTGTTCACTCAACAGTGTCCAGAGTATCTCGTGGCCCCTATCTTGGAGAAACAAGTAAATGCTGTTCAACAACCAACCGAACCAGCGCCTAACCGCTGAAGACTTTGAGACAAGAATTTGGGGTTTCGTGGTCATTATGGTCACGATAATCCTGTTTGGAATTGTGTTCTCGTTGCTGTATTCAGTGACGTTTGTGACACAGCCAATCAAGAGCATGGCCCCAATTGACCAAGCCTATACAAAGATGCTGAACGACATCGTTTTGCTGATTGTTGGTGGCATTGGTGGCGTGATTGGTAAGAAGGGTGTGGGTGCTGTTGCTCAAACGATGGCAGGGCCAGAATCCCCAAAGCCTCCAGCGGTAACAGTGCCACCGCAGACACAAAGCGCACTTCCTAACTTTGACTGGATGGGATATAAAAATCCCGAACTGGATGAGACTTGGACACCTGGCCCACCGCCTACAACGCCGCCTGAACATCTTGAGGATGATTTGGAACGTGAAGTATTGGCTGCTGCACGACAAGAGGTGAAAACATGATTCCATTGCCTTGGGTTGGTTTTGCCATCGCATTTATCTCGGTTGTTCTTTACCTCACTGGTCATCACAAAGGCTGGACTGAGCGCAACCAAGAGATGCAGGTAGAGATTGCCAAAAAGAACGAACAGGCTCGAGCAAAGGAAACTGAGTTGCGCGATAACCTGAATAACAAACAAGTTGAACTGAAAGAGGCCAATGATGCAATATCTAAAAAGCAAACTGATCTTAATCGTCTCATTGCTGCTGGCAGGGTGCGCCTCCCCGTCGCAAGTTGTTTACAAGCCAGTTCAAGTCCCGCAGCTACCACCGGAAATCGGGATGAAACGGCAAGCGAATCTGAGCGAGCAACTCTTGCAGCTATTGCAGAAATCGCAGCAGCAGGAGACAGGGCAATCAACCAGCTCAACGCCTGCATCGATGCCTACGAGCAAGTAAGAAAGGCCGTAAATGGTAACAGCTAACCAACTCCAACAGCTTCATATTGCTGACAAATGGGTGGAGCCATTGAACGAGACATTTAATCGTTTCGGTATTCTCACGCCTCGTCAACAAGCTGCCTTCATTGGTCAGTGTGGACATGAATGTGGAAACTTCAAGATTCTTGAAGAAAACCTGAATTACAAGGCTGCGACATTGATGCGTCTATGGCCTAAGCGTTTCCCTACTCTTGAGTTTGCTAACCAGTACGCTGGAAATCCTAAGAAGATCGCCAACATGGTTTACGCCAACCGCATGGGAAACCGTGATGAGACTTCTGGTGATGGGTTTCGATTTCGTGGCCGTGGTTGCATCCAAACAACAGGCTCTGCAAATTACTTCCATGCAGGCAAAGCATTGGGAGTTGATTTCATTATGGAACCTGACCTTGTCGCAACTCCTCAGTATGCGGCATTGACAGCAGGTTACTTCTGGTCAACTCACGGCTGTAATGCGCTTGCAGAAGCGGCCGATTGGGTTAAGTTGACCAAAAAGATTAATGGCGGCACTATCGGTCTTGATGACCGTGTAAAACACACTAACCATGCTTTGGCTGTGCTTGGTGGCTAACTGGCCGATAGCAGCAGGACTCAGAGGCACTTGTCTCAACTAAGATGACAGGCGTTCTCTGGCCCATTTGCTGTTTTGGGTGTTTGATATACAACTTACAGTTATTGCAATAGTGATCTGGATGCTCAGGATCACATCTAGCAATATCAAACGGTAGTGGCATCATTTCAGCGAATTCAACCTGTTAGAGATTAGGATTGAATAGCCTGAAATATCGTCCCAGTGATCTACAAAATTGGGATCACCAGCCAAAATGCGAGCGATCTTGTGGACAATCATTTCCAGGCACTCTTTCTGGTCTTGCTTTAGGTCATTCCATTTAGGAGTGAACCGCATTGCATCTTTCATGCCTTGACTGATTGTTGCTTGAGTAAGCAAGTCACCATGCTGGCTTTTGCGCTGCTCAAGAATCTGTGCAATTGAAGTCATGCTGACTCCTTTACAAAAGTTCCATCGGTCAGTGTTGTGCCTTTGCGGTCTTTGATTTCGTCATACGCTTCATGCAGACAGTCAACCAAGTTGATGTCTTTCAAAGCACAATAGTTAATCAAACAGACCAGAACATCGCCAACGCCATCTTTAATCATTGACAGATTGCCTTTGAGTTCAGCATCGCACAGCTCACCCATTTCAGAAACTGCTTTCATCAGTTGGGTGTGTGGCTTGGCATTGGGGATGATCTTTCGGTCTTCAGCCCACCGAATGATCTTCAGTTCTACATCTGCGTAACTCATCAGTCAGTACCGCCTACTTCCATAACTTCTGGTTCTCCCTCTTGCTCTTTGAACTGAGCAACAAGTTTTTGGTGAAGTGGATATGCGCCGGATTCTGTTGGCAATTGTCCCAATACACGGACAATGAAAGCGGCTTCGTTTGGTTCAAGTGTGAAAGTCATGAATTATCCTTTTTTAGATAGTTGAAGATATTTGGCGGCCTACTCGCTGCGTCTGCCGCCTCGGATAAGTGAGGCTTGCGCTGGCAGCATCCGCTTTCGGCCATTAATCAAAATGGAATGTCATCATCCATATCGGAAAATGATCCTGGATTGCTTTGTTCTGGCTTTTTCTCAGCTTGAGCTTGTCCAGATTCCTTGCGTCCGCCTTGCAATGCAAGTTCATTTACATTGACATTGGTGGCAATCTTTTCTTGTCCTTGCTTATCTGTGTACTTGCGCTGGACAACAATGCCAGAAACAGTCAGTGACTGACCTTTGACAAGGTATGTCGCAAGAGATTCAGCACGTTTGCCGAAAAGTTGGCACGCCCACCAGATAGTCTCTTTATTCTTGCCTTGGCTATCGGCAATCGAAAAGTTAGAGACTGGATCACCATTAGGCATAAAACGCACTTCAGCGTCTTTGCCAAGTTGACCAGCGATTGTGATGTTGTTCATAAGTTCCTTATTTGATTGTGAGTGATTTAGAGCGAGACAAGCGGCATCCAGGTATTTCAACGCCAGATTTCAAAGTGGTTTTAATGAGCGACTTGTTAGGTTTTGGAGGTGGCATTGCAGGCCAGTCCATGTATTCTTGTGGGATCAAGCTTTCTTCCGTCACCTCAACGGCTTCTGGATTGTTCCTGATCTTGATTGTCATCAGAGGATGCTCAATAGATTCAATCTGAGCTGCCATCATGTTGTTTAGCAAGTAATCACGCAACTTGTCTGCGGTATTCTTGCGGCTTGATTTAAGGGCTTGTAGGCGCTTAATCTCTGAATCAATAGCATCGCAGTGGGCATCAAATTGACGGGCCACCATGACCACGTTAGCGGCCTTGTCGTTGAATGATTCAACAACACCTGTTGACTCAATTGTGTCTGTAATGGTTTGAGCGTCCAAATCCATGTCAGCCAACTTAGTCATCAGCTCAACGTACTCAGTACGCAGTTGATAGAGTGCTGGCAGTGTCATGCTTGCTCCCGCTTTTTCTCAAGAATCTTGACAACATGGACGTATGCCACATTTGGGATTTGTGCAACTGTCTTGACTGTGCTGTTAGTGTTCTGAGAAACCCAATTGAGCAAGCCTGCTTTATCGGCTTTTACTTCATCAATCAATGCTTCAATTTCGGCCACTTGATCTTTTGTGATGACTGGCGCTTGCTCTTGTTTTGGCTTGCTTGCTGCATTGCCATCATCGTCTTCT